AAATTAGACCATTGACATTTAAAGAATCTAACAAATTTAGTTTAGAAAATTTTGCTATTCAAAAGAAATCTGCACAGATTGATAGAGTCGAATCAGACGAAGAACGTATTGCATTATTCCAATCATTATTTGAAGAAATGAAACAGTTGCAAAGAAAAATCATGTTAGAGTCTATTGATCAAATAGAGTTACCGAATGTAGTAGTAACAGAAAAAAGTTTTATTAACGAATATTTAGATAACTGTGACATAGATGTGTATGATTCAATCAAGAAACAGTTTGATGCTAATAACAATGCATGGCAAACGCCTAAAGTTAAGGTCAAGTGTTCTACATGTGAGCATGATGACGACATATCTATTGAGATTAATCAAACAACTTTTTTCGTTGGCGCCTAACAAGACTAACTGACAGAGAAATTGAAGAGTATCTTGTTAGGCTAGAAAAAGAAATCGTCTTATTTAAAGAAAATTTATTTAGATTAAGTTGGTATATGCGTGGTGGAGTTAATATTAACGACTTATTCCACACGTACTCACTTGAAGATATTAATTTAATAAATGAAATTATTAAAGAAAATATGGAAGCTACTAAATCTTCCGGAATGCCATTAATTTAATTACCAGGTTTTATTAAACTCTGATCAATGTCGCCTGGTCTTCTCACTCTTATATTAGTTTTATCAAGTCCGTCATTGTCATCATCAGATGTTTGATTTATTTTTGATTTAGATCCTGACGGAGTTGATGGACTAGAAGACGAACTACTACTTGAACTATCTTTTCCTAGATCCGTAATAGCTTTTCCAGCATCTTTACTAACATTCTTTGAAACCCAATCACCTGCACCAGCCGCCACTCCGCCGAGTGCGCCAGAAACAGCGTTACCTGCCTTAGTAATTAAATCCGATGCAGGAGTTCCATTTACTTTATTGCCTTTTTCAAGATTCTCATCACCTTGTGTCGACATGTGTTTTAACTCTCCAAAGAAACGTTCACATCCCATTTGCCAAAACAACTCAACACCTGGATCGATAAGATAGCAAACACACCATGTGATTACACGTTTACCATCTTCTGAGTTTAACCATTTTTGTAATAATACTGTTACTGCTTCAACTAACAATATTTCACCAACAACACCAGCAGTAGCTAACCCACCTGTGAAGATTTCAAGTAAAGCGCCTGCTCCTCTGCTGAACCAACGTGCAAGAGGAATGACTTTGATCATTTTAATAACGATGCTATTAATAATGCCGCCACTGATTAAGTCAACATATAGTTTTTCACGTTGTAATCTAATAGCTACTTCACCGTCGTCTTCTGAAAGTCCACCTTTATCTGGACCATCCTTGACCATTTGTTCGATAACTTCTTTAGTTTTCCAGTATTCAACTAAGAAGTCATAATAGTTAAACCATTGTGCAACACGAATATAGTTACCAACTACTTTTAAACCTTTGCTAGATAAAGGTGCTTTATTAATAGGACTTGATGCTAGTGTAGTTTTTACTTTAGACCAAATTTGATCTTTAGAAAGCATTTTACCAATGTTAGTTTTAGGCATTGGTCCAAGAGGACTTTTCCAATTACCTGTACCACTTGCTTTAGGAGTTGATGATGGAGGTAAATGTGTAGTAGAACCAGTAGGAATAGCAATTCCACCAGGACTTATTGTTCCGGCATTAGCACCGACAGTAGCTTCGAATGTTAGCCATTCTTGAAGCGGATTCTCTATGATTTCAGTAACTTTCATTATTCGTGATTTCCTATAAGGTATTTATCTACACACTAAAGAAGAACTTACGTTCTTCTGTTCTTCGCTTTCGCTCGAACTAATCTGTTTATTTTAAACTGAATAATTAACGCAAAGCGTTTTAAATATTATCCAGATCGTTCAGTCACACTTTGCCCTAGCGGGCAAAGTTAAACAACATTATCCGAGTCGAACAATATCACTTAGCGTTAGCACTAAAACACAGGCGGTCATCCGGTACCTGCTCATGCTGTCTTTATATGACGGCGGCTTGCATACATACGCTAACATGCATACAAACGTGGGGCTACAACCCCTCTTTTAGCCTTTTTAAAATTTTCTCTTATAAATCAAACGGATTTAAGGCACGTTCCATCGTCGTCCTGTTAAGGATAGTGATTTATAACCCTGCCACCAAGCAGGAATTCCATTGACTGCGATCCGAGATCCAGCTTTAAGGGCACTTTAACAACGCCTGTGCAGGCTTATTTGGCGGTATTTTGCCTACTTTTGTTGAGCCTTGAGTATATGTGATCCATGTACACGCACTTGAATATGACCATTATAGTAGTCTTTTGATTCTAAAACTCTGCGTGAAAACTGTTCTCTAGCTTCAATATAACTGCACATCGCTTTAGATTCGCAGTAATAAAGTATTTCTCTAGTGAAATTTTCTTTGCCTAACAGCGCAATATCTTTAGTCAACTCGGGCGATGAACCATAATATTCACGCCAATCGCTGTCAATTTTACTGCGGATTTTTTGTTTTTTCTTCTTGCCGTTTTTAAGTTTTACTGTCTTGTAGGTAGTTTTGCTAAATTTTGCTAATTTTTTGCCTATGTACATGCGCCCGTTAGTAGTGTTTGTAATAAGATATACGAATCCTATGCATTCTTCAGGGAGGGTTTCTATAATTTGATTTTGATAAGTCCAAGACATTAACTATGTAGTTTATTCGTCCTCACCATCCCCTTGATTTTGGTTTGCCTTTTTTTCTGCCTTAGTTTGATCTAACCATACGCGATACTGTTGCACATGAGTTCTACGTTCTTTTGCAATTATACGTATTTGTGCCAGCCAATAGCGCATATTTTCCCCAGCCCTGCGAGTACCTCGAGCTTGCCATTTTTGGTTTTCCTTGAAGTACTCTTTAAAAGCATGCATGAGGCGTTCGTGTGATTCCTCATTTTGCTCAGGACTGGGTTCAACATGTTTACTCATTAATTTCTAAATCGTTTGCATAGCTGGTAAATCCGTTTTCCTTAACAACTTTTAACACATTGTTAACACGACCTATCAACTCTTCCTTGTGACTGATTAAGAAAATGTTTTTCTTGCGTTCACGACCCATCTTCTTAAGCACAGCCAATGCGCCTTCAACACCAGACGGATCTAAACCATTATCAATTAACTCGTCAACAAACAACAAGTTAATACCTTGATATAGTGATTCCCATACGTCACGGAAAGCCCATGACAAACCAAGGATAAGTCTATTACGCTCACCTCGACTTAGATTATCAAAATCTAAATCTTGCCCTAGCTGGGTGATAAGCACAGTTAAATCATTTTGAAATACTACGCTATGCGGTAAACCTATCTTATCAAGATAGTAAGTTAACCGATTATTCAAGTAAGCTAGGTTTTGATCAATGATCTTTTTACGAATAAACGAATCCTTGCTAGTCAACAACTTTAATAAAAACTCCTGATGATCCTTTAAGCTAGTGTATGCGTTAACATGATCCCATGACACTTCCTGCATAGCTGTCATACGCAATTCTTCAATTTGCTCTTGATAAGGATCAACATCTACAGCCTTAGTGCTTAACTGTGCTTCTAGAGTTTTTAAATTATTCTGGTGTTTTAGTGCTTGCTCTAACGTGTCATAGTAAGTTTTTGGACGCCCATTGATTTCACCTATCTTTTCTAGTTCGCCATTGATTTTAATCAAGTCTGCGTTAACAGTATCGTAATAAGTGGCGGCTTCTTCAACGTGCTTGGTAGCTTGAGCAGACATTTCTTCATGTTTGTGATCATGCAACTCTTGGTCACAAGCGTGACATTTTTTGTCCTGCAACTTAGCAAGCTCGCTAGCGTATTTTTTTACGTTTCGCTCCGCTTGTGCTAGCGCCGCTTCGAGCGTTGCCCGCTCTTTATTTAGGCTTTTCAGCTTCGCTGATTTCTCATCATACTCTTTGAGCTCGGCATGCTTGGCAAGCTCTGCTTCAATATCTACACTTTCAAGTTCTACGATTGCTTTGCCAATCTTTTCTAATTCTTGTCTATGTTGATTTTCCCAAGCCATTTGCCTTGTTAGTAAACTATCAATGCTTAGTTGGATTTTATCGTTAGATTTTTTAATTGCTTCTATATTTGCTGTCTCTTGTAAGATAGCATCTTTTGTTTCTTTAATTTGTTCTTTAAGTATTTCTGCTTTTTCACTTAATAGTGTAATTCCCAACAACTGTTCAATAATAACACGTTGATCGTTAGCTCGCATACTTAAAAACGGTTCAGTATAAGTGTTTAGAGCAACAATGTGCTTGAACATGTCGTGACTCATGCCCAGCAAGTCATCTAAGTCCTTCTGGGTCTCACGCATATCGCCTTGTGCGTCATCGGTTTCAGCAGTTTCCTGTTCCATATCATCGATGAAGAACTTGAGTACATTGGGTTTGCGTCCACGTTCAATGCGATACATAGTACCGTCTTTTTCAAACGTAAGTGTAACTAACATTCCTTTAGTATTAATCTTATTAATAAGATTATCTTTTTTAATGTTAGTTAATGCAACTCCAAACAATGCATAACTTAGTGCATTAACAATAGTAGTTTTACCAGTACCGTTACGACTTCCGTTATCATCTCCGCCTTGGTCTAAGTTTTCACCTAGTACAAGTGTTAAGTTCTCTTTACCAAAGTCTACAGCTTGAGTCTGGTTACCCACACTCATGAAGTTTTTAACTGTTAAATCTTTAATTATAATCATAAGCCGCTATAAATTGCCAGTAGTGTATTTTTGTCGTAAGTGTCTGAATCAATATTAACAATTTGATTGCTAACAATTTGATCGACACTTTCAAATGCCTGCACATCGATATTTGTATTAATTTCGATGTCTTTTTTCTCGGCAATTAATGTTAGTTCACGTATATCATAATCTGACATGAACTTTTCTTTAATAAAACTTGCTTCTTCGTAACTGATATCAATGTCTAGTGTAACACGTAAATGCTGTCTAGGCAGAATAATTTCGTCTGCACGATCAATCAGTTCACTTAGTTTAATAGTTCTGTAAGTAGGTTGTTTAGGCCAACTAAAATACTCAGGCTTACCGCCCCATTCTAAAATCATCATGCCGCGGTCATCGTCCCATGCATCTGAATAATTGTGCGGAAACGCATTACCGATATAAATCATATTTTCATTTTCTTGACGTTTATGAAAATGTCCGCTAAATCCTAATTCAAACCCTTTGAACGCATCGACTTGTAGCTCGCCATGATCCGGCATCTGAACCATTGCGTTCATAAAAAACTTAGGAAGTTCAAAATGCCCAAAGCAATATTTGCCTGTTCGCTTGCTTATAGTTTTCCATTCGTCGCCGACAAGCCAGGGATAGAGTGTAACATCTCCAATAGTAGTAGGCTCATGTACCACAGTGACACCAGGTATATACTTTCCAAACTCCACAGAGTGTATATCCCGTTTGTCTTTGTAATACAGATCATGATTACCAGGAAAGAAATAGAAGTTATCGAACGCCGCACCCAACTTCTCCAAGGCCCTAAGACTATAATCCATTGTAGTAATGTTAAGGCTATTACGGTTATGATGCCAATCACCCATAAAGATACCTGTATCACATCCTTTCTCCTTTGCTTTTGCAATATACCAATCTACAAACTCTTCACAATCTTGGTTGTGTACTGATGAGTTGCTCTTGAGACCGAAATGAATATCGGTCATACACGCAACCTTCTTGAACAAGTTGCTCATTCTTTAACTCCGAAATGTTGTTTAAACAGGTCGAGCCGGATACTGTTATCTTTATACACACGAGATACTTCGACACCGTTCTCTACTACGGTGGTCATATTATCCCAGATGATGGTAGCACGATAGTTTAACTCTGGCTCGTTCATTTCTCTTGTGTTTTTAACTGAAGCCATTATTCAACTCCAAAATGTTTCTTAATCAAATCACAAACATGAAGATTGTTTCCGTTACTCATTCACTAGTGTCCTCATTTGCACGTTTCATTGCGGCCGCATGTTCTCCAGCACCAGTACGACTGTAGCTTGGATTCATACCATTCATTTCTAAGATATCATCTCTGATATTTTGGTTACGCTTTTCAATATTAATAACACGAACAAAACTATTAGTAACTGCCGCAGTAAAATAGGCAAAAGGATTATCGCTTTTAGATTCATCAAATTGTAGTCCTATTTGTGTAAGCTGTAAAATAGCTTGTCCCTTCATTTCATCGTTGTAAGTGTAACCACGAACGTTACCACGAGTAGCATAACGTTCACATAACTTTAACATCATTCGTGCTAAATTGTTAGTAATTTGGCCAGCATCTTTGTCAAAGTGGCCAGTCTTTAATCCGCCTTTCCAATGACTTTTTCCAACACACACTAGTTCATCTTTGTCATTAAATTTAAAATGTTGGAAAGGAGGGAAGTTAACTTTATCTCTATGGTCGGCAAGACTCTTTGGATTTTTCTTACGGGTATTATTGAGCGGAATATGATCAAAAGTCATGATACGGAATACTAAATCCGTCTTTGCTATTTTTTTATAATCGACTTCGCAGTCTGCTTGTTTGACTTTTTCGCCAGCTTTCTTACGAGTTTGGTAATCTAAATCTCCTATACGTTTGGCACGATTACGTTTGGCTTCTGCAATAGTTCTAATATTAACTTTATCAACACTTGGTAAAATAATGTCGTATTGATGATATTCTGGTTTGGTAAAGACACAATATGAGCTCTTTGATTTGTGTATTTCTGCGAGCATGTCTTTGTTGTTTAAGTAATTTACTTTTGGTGGGTTTACGGGTAATGTCATCCTTAAGAGTCCTCTAATGTCTAATTATAAACTACGCACTTTATAAAGTCAACTAAATATTATACCAAAAGGATAATATTATGGCAGTGACCGGAGCAACAGCAAGAATACAGCAAGGAGCAAGTCCTAACTCGATTGGTTCTACTATCAAAACAGCAGGACAAGTAGGCTCTCTAATCAGTGCAGTTGGCAATG